CAATATTGTTATAGGCTTTCCTGATGTGGCTAATCCTGTACCTGCTCCAACTCCATAAGACCAAGTATCAGCTTTTCCTCTATAAAAATTAGAACTTCCAAATCTTATAGATTGGCCGAAACGACCTTCTATTATACTATCTCCTTCAAAAGGTCTTATTGTCTTTATTTTGTCATTTTCTTCAAAGAATGTTCCTAAAGGTAGTTTAGTTTGCGAAATATCGGCTGATCCTTGATATCCTGGTTGTTGATATTGATACTTTAAGAATTCAGAATATTGATCCATATTAGGAAATGCATTGTGATTTACAGCATTCCATACACCAAAAGGAGGAAAGTAAAAAAGCTTTTGATTTTTATAGTTATCATTTAAACCATCTGAGGGTCCAGATACAATATAGACGATCTCGTTAATTAGAGGATACTGTCTTACAAAAGAGAATATAGGCCATGCACTTTTAGAAACTTTATTTGCCTTAACCATGTTAAGTCCAGTATAAAGTATCTCGAAATCTATTTTTCCAAGATCTGCATCATTAGTCCAATCAGGATTTTTAGTTTTATTATCATCTAAGTATTCTCCAAGCACAATACTAGTAACTCTACCAATAATAAAGTATTGACCTCCTGATTTTCCCATTCCTCCCTCAGGAGAAGATCCAAATATAGAATTACTAGCCATTATTTAGGTTGCTCTGTTATCTGCTTAGACGGTTCAGGAACTACATAGTTAGAAACCTCGCTAAACAATTGTTCTATATCTTTATCAGTAAGTAATCCAGCGTCAGCTTCTCCAGCTGCTTTTCTCTCTTCTTGTTTTTGGAAAATCTGTAGCATCTTCATTAAGACTTCATCATTCTTTAAACTAGAATCAAAGTATCCCTTTAGCATAGGAACTATAACGATAGCATCACCAGGACTTTCTACCATATCCGCAAGCTGATTGATCCTTGTTTTTAGCGCTGAATCTTGCTCTTTATGTTTTTCATAGATCTCTTTTGCAAGATCTGAAACAGTTTTACCTTCGAATATTTCTTTATTTTGCTGTTCCATTTATATAGACTTTAAATATAAATATCAATAGTCTACATTCTCAATGTACTTATTAAGGATGTTGATATATAATACTTTAATCTTCTTAATAACTTTAGTAATTGTATTTGACTGTACATCAGTCATCTCTTTAATATAGATAAATAAAGCTTTTTTATTGAATATCTCTATGTTCTCTCTTTTCTTAAATATTTCTAGTATTGCGCAAGCTACTCTGATTTCATCATTCTTATCGAATAAGACATTTATTTTTGAATCAAGCTCTTTAATTAGCAGATTCATAATTTGAACTCTATCTGGTTCACGATCGTCTTTTATAGTTACTGCTTCTCTATAATTGTCATCATCATCTTCACTAGTAGGAATATCTACCTTATTAACTAGTTTTTTATAGTTTTTTTGGTTATATATAATAAGATATCGTTTAGCGATAGTTCCGAAATACGAATACGCTTTACCTTTAGACTGATCATATAGATCTAATTTTTGTAAAAGAAAAGAAACTACTTCATACTTTAGGTCCTCAATCTTATCTACTTCTGTATAATAAAACTTAAAAGTGTGAATAATATTTTCAGCGAGTTTATAAAAACCAAAATGAATCCTTTGGTTGTATATTTTGTTTCTTTCTGCTTGATTTGTACTTGCTCTATATTCTAGAATCGCCTCTTCAGTCTCCTCAGTAAAGTAATTATTTTTTGTCTTAGGTTTTCTTTTTCTTGGTTTCCCTTTTTTAGTCAGTTCAACATCTACAATTTCTATTGTTTCTTCCATGCTATTATCTATTATCAGTATATTGTTTCATTGTGGCTTGCAGTGATTTTATTTCTTCCATAAGTCCTAAAAACTCAGGATCAGATTGTACCCACATAGTTTTATCTATCTTATCAGCTAAAAGATCGATCTGTTTGTAGTTAGCTACGCAGTCATTTATAAACATTTGTTGATCTATAACTATTTTTTCTAGTTTTTTATTTTTTTGAAATAGATTGAATATTATATATCCAAGTACTGTTAATACCCATACGGATATTGCGATTGTTGTTACCATTATTTTAGTTTATTTGTGATTCTATATTTGCTGCCATTAGATCGGCTTGATGAAGTACGTGAACTAGATTTGTTTTTATTGCAAACTCTTTTCCATAAGATATATAATAGGCTTTATTTGCCTCTTCATAGAGACCATCATGAAGTTTTATCGAAAGAAATTCATTTTCATTAACTGATATCCCAGCTTCTTGTAGATAAAATAGACTACGATCAGCAATCCTCATATGTGTCATATCAGCATTATACTTATAATAAGCTCCTTGCTTCTCTATGTGCCATTGGGAATCGTTGGGAAGATAGAATGGTTGATCATTTGTTCCTAGCTTTCCTAGATCATGATTAAGAGCTGAAAACACTAACTCTTCGATAGTGTAATTTTTAATTTGACCCATCTTATCCCAAACCCTATCTACAATTAATGCTCCTTCAGTTACTCTAAGAACATGATCGATATATCCACCAACAAAACAGTTGTGATGAGCTACCTTAGAAGAAGCAGGAGAAAGCGTTAAGGTTTCTTCTCTATCAGAATAAAATTTCTTCAGTTTACTTTTTCTTGGTTCAGAAATATACTGATCAATATATCCATAAAAAGTCTCAAGCTTCGATTGAAGTTCTTCAGCAGTTAATTTTTTCATAAACTTATTTTGTTAAATGTAAACCTTTTTTAATTCAGAGATGAATTTATCTTCAGAGTCCACAGGAATTCTTCTAGTTACAGTAGTCGTGCCTCCAGTAGATCTACCATCACAAAAATGAATCATAGTTGTTGATCCTTTCTTTTTTATTACGGCCATTGGATACTTACCGCAATCTACTTTATCTTCTAATGTGTCACACTTCTTGTTTTCAGAAGAAGAACAATCAATTTCTTCATAATGTATTTCATCAGCTTGTAGAATGTATTTAATTCTAGAACACTTATCGCATCCCTTAAGAATGTAAAGTTCTATTTTAGTCTTGTTTTCCATATTCTGGGTCTATTTTTTCCATAATGTAGTTCCAATATAGTTTCTCACTATCTTGCATTTCATCATAGTGTATTGCTAGATAGATATATATTGCTTGTATTTGTTCTTCTGTAAGTTCTAATGATGCTGTTTCTAATTCTTCTTGTTGTTGATGTTGCATAATGACTTTTTAGAGTGTTGCTGAGTGTTGCTCTATTTTTTGGTGACACTACTTTCATTTCTTGTTTATGGTTAGAGAGCTCTAGCGGACTTACACCGTCGGATTCTACCGATATTCTTCTCCAACTTTTATTAAGATCTTCTTTTTATATACCTGAGGAATATTCTGTCTCCCCTGGTAGTCGATTGCACTCCTATCCGCTATTTCACTCGTTTCTGGATTCACACCAGGCTACTGCGTAGCGCATAGGATCGACGTTAATCTTTTGCAATATACTAATAATAAATGAAACAAAAAAATATTTTTACACATTTATTTTATTTATTCATATTTTTTACGTATATTTGATAATATGAACAATGAAAGTCTTATTATAGGAGTACTAGAATCTGTTCTCGGTAAGAGTAAGCCATTTCCCAAAACCAAAGATTACGCATTTTATTGTCCTATTTGCAACCATAAGAATCCTAAGCTTATCGTTAACGCAAAGTCTGGTAAATATAACTGTTTCACATGCCATCCCGCAACGAAAGGACAATCACCGATTACATTATTGAAAAAGATCGGAGCTTCAAGTGAGACTATAGTAGAGATGAAGGGATACTTAGGATATCTTACAAAAGCCGAAGACCATGTATCAACATCAGTAAATCTACCTAAAGAGTTTATTAGTCTATTAGAGAAAGAAGAGTCTTTAGAGAAGAGACATGCCGCTGCGTACGTAAAGTCTAGAGGTATTACTGAGAATGATATTATAAAATACAATATCGGCTATTGTAAGACTGGAAAGTATAGAAATAGAATCATTCTTCCTTCATATAATAAGAAAGGCATGATCAACTATTTTCTAGCGAGATCTTTCGAAAAGAATCCAGTTAGAAAATTTGATGCTCCAGTTTGCAATAAAACAGAGATCATTGGTCTTGAAAATACTATTAATTGGGCAGTACCAGTAATACTTTGTGAAGGTATATTTGATGCGATAGCTATAAAAAGAAACGCAATACCATTATTCGGTA